ATGTGGTCCATGTCCTCGCGCCGATAGGCGATCACACCGATTCGGACCGCGCGGGCAGCCATCAGGCGAGGCCCGTCAGCTTCACGACCGACATCGGGTTAGTGACGTAACGCACCGCCCGAACGTCCGACTGCACCCACGTCCGCTGCGTGTTCGGCTCGCGCCAGGTCTCGGTGTCGAGCCCCTTCTCGAAGCGCTGCTCACCGGCCTGCTGGTACTCCGTCAGGAAGGCCGTGCCCGCCGCCACGCGATTGGACGCCATGAAGTTCTGGATGCCGCTAGCCTCCAGAACCGCGAGGAAGGAGGGACCGTAGACGGTCGCCAGGGACGCCTTCTGGATCGGATTCACGACCAGGGTATCCAGGACGACGCCGAGCTCCTGCTGGTCCGCGAGGGCCTGCGCCGCGGCGAGGTCCGCCGCCGGCCAGCCGGAGTTATTCGTCTGGCTTGCGCCGCCCGTGACCACGGACGACCACGAGTGCCCCGCCACGACCTGCGTCGGGAACGCCGTCATGGCCGCGTCCAGCGCGGCGACAGCCTTGCCGTCGAGCTTGCGCACGATCGTGTTCAGCACCTTGCGGCCCTCGCGCTGGATCGTCCCGCCGTCATTGCGGTCCCGCGCCTCGTCGGTGACGAAGAACTTCCCGCCATCCTTCTCGACACCAGCCCAAAGCGGGGTCGGAGTCTCGCCGTTCAGGATCGGGAACTCCGCGCCCGGCTCGACCGTCTGGACATCCCGCGTCGAGAAAAGGTCATTGAGGGTAAGCTGGTCATAGACCACGCCGCCGCCCGTGACCCCGGTCGGGTTGCTGAAAAACAGCGGGGAGATGAAGTTGCGCAGCGGCAGCGCCGACAGGTAGCGCGTAATGCGCGTCGGCTGGTTGAGCATCATCGAGGCGGTGATGTTCGACCCAGCGATCACGGGCGCGGACAGCGGATACGCCGAAGCGTTGTATGCAGTGGGCATCTAATCGGCTCCTTTCAGGCGAGACGGACGAAGAGGTCCTGGCCGGCCGCCGTGGTCGCCGAAACGGCATACCCGAGGACCTTGCCAGCGGCGAGGGTGATGGCCTGGCCGGTCGCGTTCGACTCGACCTCAGCGCCAGCCGCGACAGCGGCGCCACAGGTGACCGGGACAACATGACCGGGGCCGGTGATGACCGCGACGCGGGCACCAGAGGCAGCGTCAGCGACAGCAACGCCGAACGCCCGCCCCGCGGCCGTGTTGGTGACGACAGTCGCCAGGGTGGAGTCAACATTGCTCGACGGGTTGCCGGGGTTCAGCCCGACGCTGACCTTGACGAAGGTCTTGCCGGTGATGGCACCGCCCGCAATGCAGGTGATGTCAGCGCCCGGCCGATAAAGGGGGATGCACTCGTTTGCCACGAGAGGGTTCCTTTCGCTGGGAAATCAGTTGGCGCGCTGGGGTATCCAGTGCGCAGGGAATGCGTCGTCCTGCTGCTCCGGCGCCGGCGATGCACCGGACTGGAGATTCACGGTCGGACGCTGCGATGGCGGGGTCTTGCCGTCGCGGAGGGCCGCGAGTTCGGCCTTGATTTGCTCGTTCTCGCGCTGTGCCGCCAAGAGCGGCCCCAGCCGTTGAGCGCGTGCAGACATGTCCTCGCGGGTGCCGCCGCCCAACAGGTCAAGGAAGTCCTTCCCGATGCCGTGCTCGACACCTAGCTCGGCGCGGTCCGCACGCTCGCCCGCGATACGGGCATCATCGGCGGCCTTCTGTGCCTGCTCGGCGGCGCGCTGCTCGGCGGACTTGGCCGCGTCCTGCGCCTTGTCATACTCGGCGGCCTTCACCTTCAAGTCGTCATAGTCCGCGTGCTTCCCGCGCTCGCGCGTCAGGCGATCGGAGACGACGCGGTCGACGTCCTCTTGGGTGAAGGTCTTGGGCGGATGATCCTGCGTCGTCGCGGCATCCGGCGCTTTGGCATCAGCGTCGGCGGGCGGCAGCGGGGCAGGGGTGATCGGCTGATCGAACATGCGGGTTCCGTTCCTCGTCAGGTCAAGCACCGACGCTTAATCGCGCGTCGTGGGCGATCCCCCTTCGTCGGGGTGGTTCAGTGGCCGCCTTCGGCTGCTCGCCAGGCGGAAAGGATCGCGCTGGGTCGGCCAGAGTCGGCCGCGTCGCGCGCAGTCAGGTAGCGCTCCATGAGCGCGTCAGGGTCGTAGCCCTCGGGGTAGTCCCGCTCATCACGGACAAGGACAATCTGGCAGTCGCAATCGCCGTGGAATCGTCGCCCGTCTCCACCGGCCCGATCCTCGGCCGTATAGACGGCGCCGCGTGAGCCCAGCATCAGGCACCACTTGCAGGTCTCGCGACCAGCCGGCACTCGCGCCCACGCGGCGCCCGACGCGACGGCCGACTTCTGGATGAGTGACCGGGCCGGTTGCTTCACTAGCTCGTCAAGTAGCACTGTGAGCGCGCCCAGCTGGGAATCGGTGCCGATCGCCCACCCCATGCGTGCATTCGCTCGCTCGGGGTCCACGGGGTCGACATTGACCACCTTCGGGCGCAAGCGCGCGTCCATCGCCCATACCTCCACGAGGTCGCCCGCCAGCGACGCGCCGACCTCCGCATATGCCCCGACAATCTCGGGCCAACGACCATTCAGCGCCGCCCTGACCGCCGCCAGGTCTCCTGGATCAGGCAGCGCCGCCCAAGCTTGCGCAAGATCCCGTGATGCCGCCGCGGATAGTGCGTTCAGCGAGCGAGCGAGCGCCGCGATGTCACTCGCCGACGGCACCCGTCAGCCCGCCCACAATGCCAGCGATCCGCGTCCTCTTCTGCGCAGCCTGGGCGCGCCGTGCCTGCTGCTGAGTGATGCCCGGAACCATCTCGACCGCCATCTCAGGCGGAAGGATGCCCTGCTGCTGGCCGACGAGCTTTACGAGTCCGTCGACCGTGGCCGCGAAAGACCGCGCCTCGAAATCTCGCCAGCGCACCTCAGACTCATAATCTCCGGCCGCCGCGTCATCGCCGCGGATGTGGCCACACAGCCGCATGAGCTGCTCGTGCGACTCCCCGAGCGAGGTCATGATCTCGCCAGCCTTGCGGTTCTTCGCCGCCTCCAGCCCGGCGAGCGTCGCGTCCGAAATGTTCGAGATGGCGTCCACGCCGAGCGCCTGCGCCGGGATCTGCCCAATGGCCGCAAAGTCGCGGACCGCCTGCGCCCGCGGCTCAAGGTAATTCTTCGGGTCGCCCGTCTCGAAAGACCCGAGCTTCACGTCATCCGGGTTCTCTTTCAGGTACCACATGAGCGCCGCGCCGGCCTTCAATTCCTCGGACTCATTCTTCGGGACCCAGCCGAGCACATACCGCTGCCGGAATGCCTCGAAATGCATCGAGACCATGCCTTTAAACGTGGTCTCGTTAATCCGCTCCTGGATCGTCAGCAGGGGCTCAACAATGCCCAACTGCTCCTCGCCTTCGAGAAGCATCCGATCCCGATAGCGCACCACCGGAACGAAGCCCATGTCGTGCGCTTGCGCCTCAATCGGCGTCAACCACGCCGGCTCGCCCAGTGTCGCGAGGGTCGGCGCATGCCAGGACGACGACGCCGCCCCCCACAGGGGCCGCTGCGACTGCGCCCCGAAGCGGAACGACTGCTCCTCATCCACCAGCACAAAGTGCGACCCCTCGCGGTACACCGCGAGCATGGGCCACTCGTCGAACTCCGCATCCTGATACAGCGCAGTCATCCGCCGTGGTGAAAACAGCTGGATACGCGGAACGTCGCCGGACACGCCGGATGCTCGACCGGCGAGTGCCATCGCATAGGCGGCGCCATACTGCAACGCCGCGCGGGTCAGGCCAGTTTGCCGAGCATCCATGCGGTTGCGCTGCCAGTCCGCCCATGAGGACGCGGCCTCATCCGACGTCGCCGACTGGTAGCCGTCCACCTTCATCACTTGGCCGAACGTGTCCAGCAGCAACGGCAGGTAGTTGGTCTCCGACTTGCGGGCCAGGTCGCGCATCAGCGGCGGCGCGTTCTCGGGGATCGACATAGACGGCGCGAAGTCCTCGGCGGTCCGGTTCGTCCGTAGCGCATCCTGGATGCGCCGCAACCGAGACTGCTCCGTCGACCACTGGTCATTGAGGATGCTCCGGAGCGCGTCCTGCGCCTGCTTCATGTTCAGGACCGCCACCCCCTCACCGAAAGACCGACTCGCCTCGCGGCGAGCTGCGCCGACTCCACTTCACGGCACCCAAGCGGGCACACGCCACGGCATACTCCGGCGCACCGGACCACTCGCCGGCGCGACCGATGCGCCAGCCACCAGCCTTCACGTCCTCGCGGGTCGCCTCGCCAATCGCCTTCTCCAACAGCGGGTCCGCCAAGTGGGAGACCTCGCCATCCTTCATCGCCTGCGCCAAACCCGCAGACGCCACAGTGCACTCGCCCGCGTTGAGCCGATAAACCTTGACACCCTTGCCGCGAAGCGCCGGCTCCAGCACCGAGGCGCCCGAGTCGGCCGGCATCACCACTGGCAGCCGCTTCCGGCACCGCTGCACGATCCACCGCACAGCCGCATCAGCACCTGCGGCTAACAGGTCATCCGGCAACACCTCGACGTGAACGCTCGGGTCGGGACCATGCGCGGCGAACGCTGTCCACAAGCGGCCCGATGCGTCCATGTCCAGGCCGACCGCGGCGAGCGGCCACGACTCCGGGGCGGACGGGATGGACAGGTCGCGCCACAGGTCGCCCGAGAAAGCGCGCTTACGGCTCGACCCCTGCGGCACCGGCCACACGTTCAACCGCTCGCGGGCGAAAGACCGGGCGGAGAACTTCTCCCACTCGCCCTCGATCGAGGACAACTGGATTCGCCGGCCCAGCGTCGGGTTCGTCAAATACCAGTTCGCGCGGTCCGCCACGAGTTCGGCGATCTCCTCATCGGACATCTGCTCAAGGTCCACATCGAGCGAGAACTCCACCCACGCCGTGCGCTTCGCTGTTCCGAGCAGCGCACCGTTCCGCACACGCAAGAAGGGCTCGCCGCGCCCGCCCTCAGTCAGCGCCTCATCGGTCGGTGGCGTGCCCATGTAGATCGTGACCGGATCACCTGACGGTGCAGCCGAGATCGTCGGCAGCAGCGCCTCTAGCTGCTCGTCGCGCAGGTCTTGCGCCTCGTCGAGCACCAGCACGTCGACCGTGAAGCCACGCCCCGACCCCTTCGACCGCGCGACGAACTCGATGCTCGCGCCGGACTTGAGGATGATCGCTTCTTGCCCGTTGGTGTTGCGAACCTCGGCGACCAGCGCGTTCAGCTCGGGGAACTTGGCGTTCGGGTCGTTGGCCTTCTCGCCGAAAAAGTATTGGAGGCGCTTGAACGCCTTGCGGGCCGTCTTAACCTCGTGCGCGGTGTGCAGGAACCGCAGCCCGAGGACCACCATGCCGTAAAGCTCGACGGCTTCGAGCCCGCCGTTCTTGCCATTCTGCCGGGGGACTGTGATGCCCCACGTCGAGGCGCACCACCGACCCCGGCGGTCACGACGCATCCACGTCTCACACGTCAGCGCCTGCCACGGGTCCAGTGCGAGGCGGTAGGCGCCCGCGAAGGCGACCGTGTCCCGGCCGTCGTCTTCCGAGTGT